AGAATACGTTCCAACATGAAAAGCCATTTTCCATAGGTGATGATGAAATATGACCTTTGCTTGCGTAAACGAAAGGAAGCGATATGCCAAGTAAAGAGTACTACCGTAAATTAAAAAAAGAAGCGCATGACCTTTATGTAAGGGATGGAATGATGTGCAAGGAGATTTCCGAACGTATCAACGTGTCGGAAAGGTCTGTGTCTAATTGGATCAATGAAAATGACGCACTTTGGAAAAAAGAACGGCAGGCATCTGTTATTTCGTCACAAAAACAGGGTGACAACCTGAAGCAGATTATCAACATTCTTGCGGATCAGAAACTGGAGCTGTTGCGCATGATTGACGAAGCCATTGCAGAAGGTGAGAGTGACAAGGTGCTGGAACTGCGGAAACAAGCGGCTACGCTTGATAACAGCGTGGCGCAATGGGGTAACCAGCTCAAAGAGGTAGACAAAAAGAACCGGATAACACTGGCTATTTACATTGATGTTATGAGCCGGATATTCGATGCTATGAAAGTATACGATGCCGACCTCTATTTCAAAACATTGGACTTTCAGGAGAACCACCTTTATGAAGCCGCAAAAACGCTGGGATAATGAAAGTAGAAGATAGCAAAGCCCTCAAAGAGTATCAGGAGAAATTAAAGCGTGCCCGATGTACAGGCAGCCTGATTGATCCGGACGAATCCTTAACGGTTCGGATGAACCGCATTCAGCGTGCAAAACGGGATGTCAAATACCTTGTCGAAACTTATCTTCCCCATTATGCGACCGCGGACTGTGCAGACTTTCAAATAGCGCATGCCAATAAAGTGATGAACGACCCTATTTACAAAGGCTATGCGGAATGGGGACGCGGACTTGCAAAATCTGTATGGAACGACGTGATCATTCCTCTATGGTTATGGATCAACGGTGAGACACATTATATGTGTATCGTTTCCGATACGTTTGACCGTGCGTGTGACCTGTTGGAAGATTTACGTGCAGAGTTCGAAGCAAACGAGCTTTTGAAGCATGACTTTGGCGAGCAGTATAATCCGGGATATTGGGAAAAGGGAAATTTCGTCACGATGAACGGGTTTATTTGCAAGGCGTTCGGTGCGAAGCAGAAGGTTCGCGGACTTCGTAAGGGTGCACACCGTCCCGACTTGTGGGTAGTCGATGACTTGGAGACACCGCAAACAATTAAAAATAACCGGATGCAGGATGATTATGCGGACTGGATTGAAGCGGACGTACTGGCAACCATGACGGGAAAACGCAGACGTCTGATAGGTGCAAACAATCGTTTTGCGTCCCGTATGGTACAAACCATTCTTAAACAACGGCATCCCGATTGGGACTGGCACTTGGTAAGAGCCTACGATCCGGTAACGTATGAGCCTGCGTGGAAGTCAATGTATTCCGCACAATTCTATCGGCAACAGGAAAAGGATATGGGTATTCTTGCGGCACATGCGGAGTACAATCATGTTCCACTTGTCAAGGGTAAAATATTCAAGCCGGAAATGGTGAAATGGGGGAAGCTCCCCGACCTGCACACAATGAATGCAATTGTGGCACATTGGGATATTGCGTATGCCGGAACAGATACCAGTGACTTTAATGCCTGCAAGATTTGGGGACGACACAAGAATGATTTTTGGCTGATAGACGGATTCGTAAAGCAGTCAAAAATGAAACTCTGTGTACAGTGGATGTGTATGAAACAGGCTGAATTCAAGGCAAAGGACATTATTTGCTTTTGGCAGTATGAGTCCCAATTTTGGAACGATGAAGTTAAACGTATCATAGGGGAAGCAGAGGCGGAAACAGGCGTAGAGCTGAACCTAGTCCCGGTACAGACTCCCAAAACAACGAACAAGATACTTCGTATGATAAGCATGCATCCATATTATCAAAATTCCCGGATGCATGTGAATGAGGAACTGAAGTCAAATCCGGACGTCGCAGTCGGTTTGAAACAGTTGTACGCTGTTGAACCCGGAATGACGGAACACGATGACAGCCCGGACGCGGACGAACAGGCTGTGAAAAAGCTGGAGATATACACTGATCCTCCGCAATCAGAAGATGAACCTGCAACACGACCGTGGAAAGCAGGAAGGTATAAACGTAAATACACTTGGTAACTATGAAGTATATCAACATGGATGACCTGACAACCGTCATACAGAATCGGTTGCTGGTTGAAAGTATCGAAAAAGATGAAGAGGTTTTGAATAGAATTGAAGACCTCGTCATCAGTGAAGTTGCCGCTTACATAAGCGGTCGTTATGACGTGAAAAAGATATTTGGTGTTCCACCAATCCGGACGGGATTGTTAACCCGGGTTATATCATGTATTACCGCCTTTCGTGCAGTAAACCGGAATGCAGCCCGCAAAACGGGAAATAACCCGTTATCAGACATGAATGATTGGGCTGACCTTATGCTTACCAAGTTGCGCGACGGAATTATGTCGCTGCCTCCTGAAATACCTTTGATAACAGACGAGGAAGGCAATGTTGAATCTCCCATTCTGTTTGGTCACACACGGAACAATGGATGGTTTCTTTAAATAGTTTTTAAACCGCTTTTAAAAGGTATGTTATGTACAAAAAGTTAAGAGAAATATTCAACTGGTTTCAAATGAAGGCTATCCGACGAATGAATGTCAGGAACGTAATCAATGAATATTATTATCGGATGGATAGCAGTGGAACAACATTGTCGGGTGCTGCTTATAAAAGGCAGGCTGTTGTCTATCGGGAAAAGACCATTGATGACTGGATCATGTCAGTGACTTCGGCTACCGATCCGGATGATCCGCGACGTGGCTTGCTTTATAGGTTTTATCAATCGTTATATAACGATGAGCATCTACAAACGACAATCGACAATCGTGTGCTACCAGTACAACAGGCGGAATTCAACCTTGTCGATGACAATGATAATGAGGACGAGGAAGCGAAGAAGCTGCTGAATCGTCCGTGGTATCACCAATTAATCCGGATATGTTTCCTACACCAGCTACAAGGCGTATCGTTAGCCGATATTTCACACCTTGATGAAAATTTAGAAATTAGCCATGTGGAAGAAGTTCCTATGTCCAACTATATCCCGCAACAGATGATTATCGTAAAAGAAGAGTCTGACAAAACAGGATGGTCATATAAAGATGGTGCGCTTGAACCGTATTATGTACAATTCGGGTCACCGTGGGCACTAGGTATGCTCAATGAACTGGCAATTATCATTCTTGCAAAAAAACTTGGGATGGGATCATGGATGAACCATATAGAAAAGTATGGTATTCCGCCCGTTTTCGTTACTTCGGACAGGCAGGATAAAAAGCGGCTGGACGAACTGTTTGAGATGATGCAGGATTTCCGAAATAATTTCTTTGCTGTACTTAGCGGAAACGAAAAGGTCGAATACGGCAAGGAATCCGGAGGAAATGCGGTAAATGCATACTTACCCTTAGAAGAACGATGTGACAATCAAATTAGTAAGCGTTTGCTTGGTCAAACTGGAACGACCACTAATGGAGCATGGGAAGGAACGGCAGAAGTGCATGAACGTGTTGAAAAGTCCCGCCATGAATATGACAAGATGCTTTTCCAGTTCTATTTTAACTATATTATCATTCCTAAACTGGTAAAGATAAGTCCGGTATATAAACCGCTTGAAAGGCTGAAATTAAAGTGGGACGACACGGAAAGTTTATCTATCACAGAATATATCGAAGCGATTAACAAACTGGCTTATACCTTTGATTTTGATTGGGAACTGGTTGCCAAGAAAACAGGACTTCCGATCATTGGTCAAAAGAAAAATCCCGGTGGTGAGCAGCAGGGAGGAACACTACCGAATCAGCCCAAAACAGACCCTCAAAAAAAAAAGACCGAACCGGACGATGAAGCGGTAACGTCACCCGTCATGGAAGCCGGGGAGTATGATTTCAGCGGCATCATCGGCAGGGTGATGAAACAAGTTTATGAGCGCAAGGTCAAAACGGGAGATATCGACGAGGAATTATTCAGGAAGACATACGAGGAACTGAATAAGAAGGCGGCTGAAGGATGGGGAAAAGATGACTATGATGATCCGGAACAGGCAGAAGAACCTCAACGGATACGTGACAACTTGTTCAAGTTCTCCGGAGCGAAGACGTATCAGGAAATTAAGGAGATGAATGACGCTCTTTACGACGAAAATGGCAAAAAACTATCTTATAAAGATTTCCGGGAAAAAGCACTGGCGATCAATAAGGACTACAATGAAAACTATCTTCGGACGGAATTTGAAACGGCAGAAACAAGTGGCAGACGCGCCAGTGAGTGGCAAGAGTTCAAAGCGAACGCGGATATCATGCCTAATCTGAAATATGTAACTGCGGGGGATGAAAGGGTACGAGAGTCACATAGGATACTGGATGGCGTCGTAAAGCCTATTAACGACTCGTTTTGGCTGCGGAACTACCCGCCCAACGGGTATCGGTGCAGGTGTTATGTCGAGCAAACGGATGAGCCTGAAACCCCTGCCACCCCTGTCGTGACGATACCGGATGCCTTTGCAAATAATGTAGGGCAATCCGGTGAAATATTCACTGTCGCTCACCCGTATTTTTCAATGCCTGACGAACACTTGGAAAAAATCAGGAAAGAGACGGAAAGAAGCAAATTATACGCTCCTTATCACAATGATCCGGAATCGAAAGTGCTGATCAGCGACTTTGCCGATCCGAAAGACTTAGTGAAAAATGTCGAAAGCGCACGGGTGATTTCAAAAGAGCTAAAGATGAAAGTTAAAATCCGCCCACATATCAACGAGGACGGGGTAAAGAACCCGGAATATTTGATTAACGAAAAGCTGGCAGACCTGAAGAACATTCAGGGACTAGGCGGTATCAAAAACGGGCTGGACAGTTCACGTAAGCAGCAATGTGAGTACACGGTTTTTAACCTTGATGCATTTGAAAGTCTCAAGCCCGAAATGGTGCAGAACAAGTTAAATGGGATATATAAGCTATATGGGGACAAGTTCTCCGGACAGCAGATGATATTCATTTATAGTGGGAAGGCTGTGAAGGTATCGTGGAAAGACGTGAAAGCCGGAAAGGTTACCAAGCTCTTAAAAGAACTTCAGGAGTGACAGCCGAAACTGACACTCCTGAAGGGAGTTCTTGACCTGTTACAGCCGCGAACATTGCAAATATACAATTTTATTTTGAAATACAAATGGAAAGGACTGAATTACC